ACATTTTTACCCGGTGTGATTTGTGAAGCCTTCATAGTAATCTCTTTTCTTTTGTTGTTTGTTGTTTGTCTCTACTTATTATATCGACATCTTAAGCGTATGTCAACACACTTTTTTAGAATTTCTTGTCACCTCATGACAATCACCATCCTCATCTAAGCACCATAGGACGTTACCGTCAATCTCATCAACGAACATCGACACGCCTTGCACTGTAATTTCATCGCCAATTTTAGCGGTGTCGATCTTCGCGGCATCTCTGCGAATTCGCAGAATGTTATTTTCCATGCGAAGCTGATTCATTCTGCGACCCATTGCATTACTCATCATAGTAATCTCTTTTCTTTTGTTGTTTGTTGTTAAGTCTTATACGTCCATTGTATCACGATCATTGTGATATGTCAAGCGTTAAACCATGAATAAAAATTCTTCTGCCCCAAAAACTTCCCGTTCTCCACAGCATTCGCATTCGTAGTTACGGGCGTCAGGTTCACAACCATCGGCATCTTCTCCACAGGCTTTACAGAAGCCCGGATTACCTAGACCCGATTGGGCTTCTTCAATGGCGTCACACACTCGTTCAATTGTAATGTTTGGATGAATAGGCATTTTGTATCTCTCTTGTTTGTTGTGGGTTGTTGTTGTCTCTCATGCTTATCATTATAACTATAGTATCGGCAAATGTCAATAGACCTCACCATAAAATCTAGAACTTTTACAATCTTTTTTAGAAAATAATGTTGACCGCCACGAGTCACTGGCACGCCCCCCCCGGTTTTATCTTGTGTTAAAGTGGCGATGGCAGGTGAAAAAAAGGCTCTGGTGGTTCAGACGCAATCCGGCGATGCCGAAGGTGTGTCTTACCCAAAGTATATAAATCGCCCTAAACCATTCCCAGTATACACTCGTCCTCGCCTCCCTCGCTCCACACTCCTACTACAAGACACGTTTTGCCAAAATTATTTAAGCACGCCACTTCATATTCCTCTGCAAGCTGCTGACTCCCCTCAATGTTGAGTCGTCGATCTCGAATGATCTCGACTCCATATTGCCGCTTATAGAAGTCAAAGTCTGGGTAAACGTCTGTGGGTATGTAGAGCTTCTCCATCTTGTCGAAACTAATGTCCCACATTGAATAAATAAGCCTCACTGTCGTGATTCCCTCTACGCTTTCGTCAAGAGCAACAATATTTCTAATGACGCCCTTTTTAATTGCTTCCCCTAAATCGTGATCACTCAGCCAGTTTCTGCTCATTCCATTTGTCTCCTTTTGAAAGATTGTCTTTAGCCCAAAGCGGCTGTAAGTTAGTATAATGAAAGCAGACCCTCTGCTGATCCTCTTGAGTCAGATCGAAGCTTGCACAGGGTCTTATGTGATCTACGTGCCAACCTTTTGTGTGGTCTCCATTCGGATTGCCGTAGTTGTCCCAACTCATACCTTCCTGAAACTGATCCTCAAGATGTTTCTGATATTCTTCTGTTGTGCAGCCAAGTAAAACCATTGTTGGGCTTGATTTGCGTGCCCCCTTCAGAACCGTACCTATGCGGTTTCGTAGATTCTGAGCCATCCTACAAGCAATATTTTCGTTGTAACGCTTTCTATCGTAGTCTCTGAGTCTTGCTCTATTCTCACTTCGCCACCGCTTGCCGTTTTCTCTCATTTTCTCAGGGTTTTCTCTGGCATATACTCGGCACTGCTTATTTATTTCCTCACGGTTTTGTTTATACTCCTCTTTAGCGTCTTTTTTTCTACATTCTTTACACTTTAGACGCAGACCGTTTCGGCCACCTTTCTTTTTATGGAAGAATTCCAATGTGGCCGGTTTTTCTTCTTTGCAGGGACCAGTACACGTTTGAGTTTTCATTTTATCTCCTTGTCCTAGTTTGTTATCGCCTCTTGGGCGTACCAAGTCCATTTATACCTGTAAAGAGGCACCAGCGTGATTTGCTTGGCCCTCTTCGGTATGCTAGTTGTGGTTGAGAGCAGCAGGGTCTTTAATGCAACTGTTTTTACTCTTGCTTTATTCAATACGTGGCGAAGCCACCTTTACAGGACTAGGTTGACATGGGTGATCATTGCCTAGATTATCTTTTCTTGCCCTACCTCGGAGTGCTTGTTCACTCGCCAGTAACTCTCTGTCCACTGATTGGTTAGAACGCAAAACTACACCAGTAACGTTTTTTTACAAATTCTCAGTGAATTGTGACGCTTTACAACCATCGCCACATCTAATTATAGTCTGATTTGACGAATTCTGCAGAAACCTTTTTGGAAAAATTGTGAGTTCTGTGTATAATAGAGTGTAGGAACAAGTTCCTCACTCATAGAATTGGAGACAAAAAGATGACGAACAAAGACAAACCGCACCGGTGTGAGGCGAAAATGAGCTGTAAAGCTACCGCCCAACTGAAAGCAGAAGTAGCAGACGAGATTATGGAGGAAGACAAGAGCCTGAGCGAGTTGCTCGAAGACAAGGAAAATAATGAGAATAAGAATACTGAAGAATGATGCCTTTTGTTTGGCACAGTTCAAGAATAATAGATACGAAATAGGGCACTGCTCTCTAGACGACTGCTGCTTCGACCGTGAAGTAACAGAGTTTTTGAGTCAGAACGTGGGTTCAGAGCAGTGTATAACCAAAACCGTCCCTATCAACGAACAGTTTTTCTTCTCAATTTTGCTGTATCACGACAAAGTACAGCAAGAAAATTGCGACTGCATTGGTACTTTGGAAAAAGATGGCGATAAGCACATCCTAAATATCAAAAAAATCGTCGGTGGCGATAAAATCTACCCAGAATCTCACCACAGATTTCTCATCACCTCTTATTTTCCATCTAAAAATTTCTTTAGTGGTGAATTTCACCGGTCTGTACTTACATCAGATGGTGTTATTACTCTAGAAGAGAACCAAATGATTGGTGTTAAAGATGGCTTGATAGAAGAATTGGATGTTAATGAGATTTTAGACATGCTCTCTAAGGCTAAAACCGAAAAGTCGCCCTCTTACAAGCAGGTAAAGCTGCAATCTTCAAGAAAAAGACCCTCTAGACCCACCAAGGGTACTATTATTTACAACGAAATCTCAGACCAGTTCGAGGTTTATGGGAAAAATGGCTGGAAAAGACTAGGGACGGAGAAAATTTAATGAAAGTTCCATCGGGAATGACCGAACAGCAGGTTGCAGATCAAATTACTGTAGTATGCGATAGGATATCACCCAAATATACATTTTACGGATATACCAATGAAGACATTTGGCAAGAGGCTTTTATTATTTGCATAGAAGCCCTTAACAGGTATGATGAGGCTCGCCCTTTGGAAAACTTCCTGAGTGTAAATCTATCAAACAGACTAAAGACTTTTATGCGTGATAACTACTTTATCGGGAACTCGAATGATTCCCGTAAGAAGTTGGCTCGACCGTCACAGTTAGATTACGAAGATAAAATCATTGATTCTGACACAGAAAAACAGCAATACGAAGAGTTAGACTTTAAAAATATGACTGAAGCGATTGACAAGTATATTCCTGCAAGCATCAGAATGGACTACTTAAAAATCATCAATGATATTTATATTACAAAACAAAGAAAAGAAGAAGTTCTTAGAATCATCAGGGGCATCCTAGAGGAACAAGGGTTCAATGAAAACCGGCAGGATCAGTAAAGTCGAAGCACAATACATCGCAGAAAATATTCATGTGCCTTACATCAAAGTCGCATTAGAACTGGATAGAAATCCAGATAGTATTCTAGATTTCATCAAACGTAAGGTTTCAGAGGGCAAACTTGAGAAGCCCAAGTGGTTAGAAGGGCAAAGCGAAGAGCAAGCCAAATACGACCTATCATTTAGACCATACTGGAAAGAGCTACAACAGCAGTTTACCAACGAAGAGCTTGAACTTTTTAAGTACCACTGGTCAAGAATCATCTCTCAATTCCAAGATGATGTTATACCAACTGAAGAACTACAAGTTGTTGACCTCATCAAGCTAGACATATTAATGAATAGGGCACTCAAAGGTAATAAAGATAACCTTGAACAGATTACCGTTCTAGACGCCCTCATTGCTACTGAGAGGCAGCATGACTCTGATCAGATAGATACAGACACCCTTTTTAATATGGAGCGTCAGGTGGCGTCTCTGAAAGCCTCACAGGAATCTCTGAATAAAGACTACCGCGAACTACAAACCAAAAAGAATACAATGCTCAAGGACATGAAGGCTACTCGTGAGCAACGTGTTAAGAGATTTGAAGATAGTAAGTCTAGTTTTGGTGGATGGATGGCATATCTTGTCTCTAACCCAGAAGTTGCACATGGCTATGGTCTTGAAATGGAAAAAATGAGATTAGCCATGCAAAAAGAAGCAGACAGATTATCTCAGTTCCACAAATACACAGACGACATGATAGACCAGCCGTTTTTAACCCCCGACACAGTTAAAGACTAGGAAAGGACATATGAAAGCTATCATTTTTGGAATTACCGGACAAGATGGAAGTCATCTAGCCGACTTACTACTCTCAAAGGACTACCACGTAGTGGGAGTCTCCCGCAGAGCCAGCACAGACAACACGCAAAGAATCAAACATATCCTTGATGATGAAAGGTTCAAACTGATTCAAGGTGACATTACTGATGCTCATTCTATTATAAGTATATTTAAAAAACATGAAGATGTAGATGAAATCTATAATTTAGCCGCACAGTCACATGTAGCAGTGTCTTTTAAGCAACCAGCACTCACATGGGATATAACAGGCAAGGGCTGTTTAAATATCCTACAGCCTATGGTGGATCTTGGAATTAAAGCAAGGTTCTATCAGGCTAGTTCTAGCGAGATGTACGGGAGGAACTACGACGAGAGAATAGATGACGCTGCCATAGCTAAGTGGGAAGGTGGACAAATACACGGGTGTTTTGAGAAGTATCAAGATGAAGAAACAAAATTCATGCCACAAAGCCCATACGCTATCGCTAAGTGTGCGGCTCATCACATGACTAGACTATTCCGTGAGGCTTACGGCTTACATGCTAGTGCTGGTATTTTATTCAATCACGAAGGTCCACGCAGGGGTGAGAATTTCGTTACTCGTAAGATTACCAAATGGATTGGGGAATTTGTAAGGTGGCACCAAGAAAATCCCACTGTATTTGAAAATTGTCAGTTACAAGAATATGAAAATCTTGACACAGATTACATTTATACACAAGGTAAAAGCGGACCCAAGTTCCCAAAGCTACGTCTAGGTAACTTGGAAGCATTTCGAGATTGGGGGTACGCAGGAGATTACGTGGAAGCGATGTGGATGATGCTCCAACAGGACAGCCCACAGGACTTTGTTATCTGCACCGGCGAAACTCATACGATTCGCGAGTTCCTAGACGTAGCGTTTTCACACGTTGGTATAGACGATTGGTCTGATTTAGTGGTTCAAGACCCTGAATTCTATAGGCCAGCAGAGGTTGATTATTTACGGGGCGATTGCAGCAAGGCAAAGCATGTATTGGGATGGACTCCTAAGCACAGTTTTAAAGATTTGGTAAAGAAAATGGTAGAACATGACCTATCATGAAAATCTATGTATTGAAATTTGATCTATCCTTAGCCCACGCTAGACTCAAAAAGTTTACGCTAAGAGAATTTAATGATGAGACCCCTGAATTATTCATAGAAGCAAAAGACCCAGACGAGGCTTGTTACTTAGGTTATTGTAAATTTGCAGATACTATACTTAGTCAAGACTCTTCCCCAGAGACGGTAAAATTGATTAAAGAAATAGAGTACGACATAAGAATAACGAGGGTTTACTGTAAAGATGAAAAGAAATTATGATGATCCTCAGTACAAGATTTGGCGACAAACTGTAAGGCGAAGGGATAAAAATACTTGTCAAATGCCCAAGTGCAAATGTAAGAAAAGATTGCAAGCTCACCATATTAGAAAATGGTCAAGTGCATCCATGTTGAGGTACGATGTAAATAACGGTATTACGTTATGCCGCACTTGTCATGATTCGATCAATGGCAAGGAACACTTATACGAATCTTTATTCATGGAGATAGTGCGAAAAAATGACAAGTAAAGCACGGACATACAAAGTAATCAAAGATACGCGAGAACAAGACGGGTACACCTTTGAGAGTTTTACCGGAAGGTACACCTCTTGTACAGGTATGGTTTTAAAAAAGCTAGATACTGGTGATTATTCCCTAGAAGGTCTAGAAGATAGACTTTGCATAGAGAGAAAAGGAAAAGTCTCTGAACTTGCAATTAACCTTGGAAAAGATAAAGCAAGATTCATGAGAGAGATTGAAAGGATGAAGGAGTTTGAGTTTCCCTTTTTAGTTTTAGAATTTCCCTTGGATGACCTTATCAAATTTCCAGAAGGAGCGGATATACCAGAGGGCAACATGTCTAAAGTAAAGATCACCGGAAAATATTTATTAAAGATGCTCGTTGAAATACAAATGGACTATAATATCCCGATTTATTTTTGCGATAACAAGAAAAATGCTAAATTTCTAATTAATAGTATATTCAAAAGAGTCAATGAACGCTGCTCAACCGGAGAATAATAAAATGACGTTAAGTGTTGATACCATTTCTGACGTACAGACCTATGGACTAGACGTTAAAAATAGAGAGCTATACTTACACGGATATATTGGTAACACCGAGGAAGATCCCGGCGTCGAATATAGAATGGCTGCACAGTTCTATAAAAATATAAGATTGCTAGATTGTATCAATAACCAACCTGTAATCGTTCATATGCTTAGCGAGGGTGGAGAATGGGATGCTGGTATAGCAATTTATGACGCAATATCTTTATGCCAATCCTACGTCACAATTATTGCCTATGGGCAAGCCTCATCCATGAGTAGCATCATACTTCAGGCTGCTGACAAGAGAATAATGACACCCAATGCCCACTTTATGCTTCATTATGGAACCACAGATTGTGGTGGAGATCACCTCAGTGCCCAGAACTACGCAAAAGTAGACAAAAAGAATACAGAAACAATGCTCGACATCTATAGTGCTGGATGTTCCAAAGGAGAATACTTTAAAGAACACTACACCGACGTTACAGAAGAAAAAGTCAAAAATTACCTAAAGAGAAAGCTGAAAGACGGTGACTGGTACTTAGATGCCAACGAAGCGGTGTACTATGGGTTAGCAGACGCAGTTTTAGAGACTAGAAAGTGCCCTCACATAGATAGTTTAAAATGAAACTAAAAAAGATAAATGAGGCTTGGTTAAATCTAGATAAGGTAGATGATAAAGATCTATTTAACCCCATGTCGCTAGCCAAAATAAGTGATGACGATTTTCATTATCGTCTTCTTTGGCTAATGACTAGGCCAGAGTATTTTTCGTTTCTATGTAAGCAAATACTAAACATAAACATCTTACCCTCACAGGCTTTGTTTCTCTGCGAGATGTGGAACCGAAAATTCCCCATGCTTATCGCTAGTCGTGGATTTGGTAAGTCTTTTATACTATCGCTCTACGCTATCTTAAGAGCATTAATTTTACCAGAAAGAAAAGTTGTAGTTGTTGGTGCTGCTTTCCGACAATCTAAGGTTCTCTTCGAGTACATGGAAACAATTTGGAACAATTCACCGATCTTAAGGGGGATGTGCGATGCTAACTCTGGACCACGCCGAGATGTAGACCGTTGCGTTATGCGGATTAATAAATCTCGCATTACTTGTTTGCCTTTGGGGGACGGACAGAAAATCAGGGGTCAAAGAGCTAACGATATTATCTCTGACGAATTTGCTTCCATACCTCGTGATATTTTTGAAACCGTTGTGGCAGGTTTTGCTGCGGTAAGCTCCGACCCAATCGAGAATGTTAAAAGGGTAGCAGCAAAGAAAAAAGCTGAAGAGTTAGGTCTGGATCTATTCGAAGAAGATGAGAACACCATCAAGAAAAATGACAACCAGATTATTCTTTCCGGTACGGCGTATTATGATTTTAATCATTTTGCTATATACTGGAAAAAATGGAGGTCTATTATTCAAAGTCAAGGTAGAAAAAATAGATTAAGAGATATTTTTGGAGAAGATCCACCAAAAGATTTTAACTGGAAAGATTACTCTGTTATTCGTATTCCTTATGAGCTTCTACCAGAAGGCTTTATGGACGCCTCACAGGTCGCCAGATCGAAGGCAACGGTCCATGCTGGTATTTATCAAATGGAGTTCGGAGCGTGCTTTACACGCGATTCTCAGGGCTTCTTCAAGCGTACCCTGATCGAGTCGTGTGTTACTGACGACAAATACAACGATAAGCCAGTAATAAAAGACTCACAAGATAACCCTATCTGTTTTCAATCACAATTACGTGGTGATCTTAATAAGAAGTACGTATTCGGCGTTGACCCTGCGTCTGAGGTAGATAATTTTAGTATTGTAGTTATAGAATTAAACGGCGATCACAGACGAATTGTTCACGTATGGACAACAAACAGGCAGCAGCATAAGGAAAAGGTTAAGAGCGGCTACTCTACTGAGTCAGACTTCTACGCCTACTGTGCTAGAAAAATTAGAGATCTCATGAAAATCTTCCCATGTATTCATATTTCTATGGATGCTGGGGGTGGTGGTATTGCCGTTATGGAAAGCTTGCATGATAATGATAAGATACAAGAGGGCGAACATCCAATCTGGGAAGTAATCGACGAGAACAAGGAAAAGGACACAGATTATAACAGAGGTTTACACATCTTAGAAATGTGCCAATTCTCAAGGTATGACTGGTTGGCAGAAGCTAATCATGGAATGAGAAAAGACTTTGAAGACAGAATTTTATTATTCCCAATGTTTGACACTCTAAGTCTTGATATTTCATCAATTGAGGATGATATGAAGGGCAGATCATATGATACCCTTGAACAGTGTGTAATGGAAATTGAGGATCTCAAGGATGAATTGTCAATGATTCAGATTACTCAAACGACAACAGGTCGAGACAAGTGGGACACTCCAGAGACAGTAATTGGAACAGGGAAAAAGGGCAAACTAAGAAAAGACCGCTACTCTTCTTTACTTATGGCTAATATGGCGGCAAGAAGAATAGACAGAACTCCAGACGCTGAGACCTACAATTTTTATGGAGGATTTGCAACTGTAGACAAGCCAAAAGATGCTACAGGCAAGCTATATCAGGGGCCACAGTGGTTTACAGATGGTATGCACGGTATTTACTAGATTTATGTGTATAATCATTCGCAATACATTTTGAATCATTTGTAATTAAAGGGAACAACTTATAATGTCCGAACACACCAATGGATCTCTTACCACTTGGAACAGTGACGATAGGAACAGTAGAGAAGAAGCGTTTAGAGAATATGCCCAAGCCTCAGAATCTTATGAGGGCATTTCTAGAGCGTCTAGCAGAGATTTTCTAGACATAGAAGCAAACCGTTCTGTAAAACCTCATTTTGGTTCGAACGATTACTACGCCTTTAGACCTGAAGAGCAAGTTCCTCGTAAATCCAAGCGTATCATCAAAATGTGCATGGATGCATACGACAAGGTTGGAATCGTAAGAAATGTTATTGACCTCATGGGCGACTTTGGTTGCCAAGGTGTCAACATTGTTCATGAAAACAAGAGCGTGGAAAAGTTTTTTCAGCAGTGGTTCAAGAAGATTGATGGAAAAGAAAGATCAGAGCGATTTATAAACAATCTATATAGAACTGGAAATGTATTTGTCTATAAGAGTTATGCCAATATTACGCCCGAAATCAACAAGTATATCAAGTCTTTAGCAGAAGATATCACTCTTGAGGTTCCAGATATCAAAAAGGCCGTTGTTCCTTGGAGGTACAACTTCTTTAACCCTCTAACTATTGACATGAAAGACGGTCAGGTTAGTTTATTTATGGGTAAAAAAAATTATGCTCTTACAGCTAATACCTTTTTTGATAACTTTAAGGATGGCACAATCCCAGTCAAAGTCTTGGAGACATTACCACCTAATGTCAAAAATGCAATCAAGCAACAAGACAGAAAAATAGACCTCGAAGCAGATCGTCTTTGTGTTCATTACTACAAGAAGGATGACTGGCAGCAGTGGGCACACCCCCTTGTTTACGCCATTCTCGACGATATCATCATGCTTGAGAAGATGAAGCTCGCTGACCTTGCTGCTTTGGATGGTGCAATTTCAAATATCCGACTGTGGACAGTTGGAGATTTCAATCATAAAGTTCTACCAACAAAAGAAGGTATTAATAAACTCCGTAATATTCTAGCTAGTAATACTGGTGGTGGAACTATGGAGCTTGTTTATGGTCCAGAACTCAAGTTTACAGAGAGTAACTCACAAGTTTACAAATTCTTAGGGTCGGAAAAATATCAATCTGTACTCAACAGTATCTATGCTGGTCTTGGCGTACCCCCCACATTGACTGGTATGGCAAATAATGGCGGTGGGTTCACTAATAACTTTATCTCATTAAAAACTCTCGTTGAGAGATTGCAGTACGGTAGAGACCAACTTACAAAATTCTGGGAAAAAGAACTGGAATTCGTAAGAAAAGCTATGGGTTTTAAAAAGCCAGCACATGTGGTTTATGACCAAATGAGTTTATCTGATGAGACTTCTGAGAAAAACCTCCTTATCCAACTTGCTGATCGCGACATTATTTCGCACGAAACTGTTCTTGAAAGATTCAAGGAAGTTCCAGCAGTTGAGAAGGTTAGGCTTCAAAGAGAAGATAAGGCTAGAAATGGCGAGAAGTTACCACCTAAAGCCAGTCCATTCCACAATGCAAACCAGAAGTTTGAGATGGAAAAAATGGATAAACAGACTGATCAGCAAGAGAAGGTCGCAGAAAACAAGGAAGCTCAAAAACCAAAAAACGATAATGGAAGACCACCTCATAAGCAAGACGAGGGGCCAAGAAAGAGGCGGGTAGATACGCCAAAAACCAGTCCGGGAGTTGCAGAATTATTCTTATGGGCTACAAAAGCATTTGATGCAACTTCCTTGATACGAGATGGTTATATTGCTCAAAAGGGGAGAGCAAACGTTCGCCAATTAACAAAATCAGAGGTGGATGAACTTGAAAACCTGAGACTTGGCACTCTTCTCAATCTAGAGCCCCTATGCGAGATAAACGATGATGTTGTCTACGCAGCAATATCTAGAGAGTTTAAGGAAATACCCAAAGAACTGAAAGACGCTAGGGTAAACTCAAAAGGCATAAATGACTATAGAAAACTAGTCATAGCAAACTATGTTGAGTTACTTCTAATGAAAAATTGACGTTTTTGTGAAAATTTATTTTTTTTGTGTATAATGCTTTGAGGTAATTAATATGACAATAAAAATATTCCAAAAAGAGATAGACGACGGTATTGGTGAGCTTGTAAAAAGCACTGCCAGCGTTGCGTATTGTTCTGAAGCCACTGTTTGTATCAATGATATTGCTCATTCTGGAAACAATGTCGTTAATAAAATAGTAGCAGAAAACAAAGACCAAATCGACCTTTACTACCTAGAGTCAGTTTTAGTGTCAACCGGATGGAATAAGAACGACGATGTGTTTACATCGGAATCTACTTGGGCTGCTAGAAATACCCCTGAAGACAAGCAGTTCAATTTTATGCACGATGAGAATGACATTATTGGTCATATCACTGGAAGCTATGTTTTAACCAAAGATGGTAAAGCTATAGCTGATGACGCAGAAACCCCACAAGAGTTTGATATTATCACTCAGGCGGTTCTCTACAATAGTTGGACCGGTGAGGGAAACAGAGATAGGATTGGAAAAATTATTGCTGAGATCCAAGAGGGGAAATGGTACGTTTCTATGGAATGTCTATTTTCTGGATTTGATTATGCATTAATTGATGAAAAGGGTGTTGCTAAAGTTCTCGCTAGAGACGAAAGCTCCTCTTTTCTAACCAAACATCTCAGGGCTTATGGTGGGTCGGGTGAATATGAGAAGTATAAGTTGGGGCGTGCTCTTTCTAATATTTCATTTTCTGGCAAAGGTTTGGTTTCTAAACCAGCTAATCCAAGAAGTGTAATTTTAAGTGATAAAAGTGCCGCCAATATTAACGTAGATCATAATTCTAAACTTTCGATAGGAGAATTACAAATGTCAGATGTTTTAACAGACCAGTTGGCCGAGGTTAAAGCACAGCTTCAAGAAGCTAAGGCTGAAAACGAAGCTATCAAGTCTAAAATTGAAGAAGCAAAAGATAAAGAATTTGCTTCTAAGGTAGAGGCTTTTGAAGCCGCTAATGATGAAAGCAAAGCTACAATTGATGAGCTTAATGAAACGATTAAGTCAACTCAGGCTCGCGTTGCTGAGTTGGAAGATTCGCTTCAAACGTCACAGTCCGAATTGGCAGAAGCCATGAAGCACATGGATGAAATGAAGAAAAAAGAAAAAATGGAGAAGCGTAAAGCAAGTCTCTCAGAGGCTGGCTTGGAAGAAGAAGAAGTTAATGAAGCTCTTGCTTCTTTTGACGCTCTTGATGACGAAGCCTTTGATTCTATTGTCGCTATGATGAAGAAGAAGGCTGGCAAGAAGTATGCTAAAGATGACGAATCGGAAGCTGGTATGCCTCCTGAAGTCAAAGAGCAGATGGAAAAGAAAAAGAAAGAAAAGGAAGCTGAAGCTGAAGAAGCCGAAGCAGAACTTTCTGAAGATGCATTTGATAATGTAGAAACCAGCGAAGCCACTCTCGTAGAGTCAGAGCAAACCGACGAGCTTGAAACAGCGAGAGCTTCTGTCTCAGACTGGTTTACAAATCACGTACTTAACAAGTAATTTATAGGAGATTATAACTATGGCTCTTAAAGCAGATAGATATGAAGAATCGGTTGATATCAGCTATTTCATGACTGCGGCTACTGGTGATCGAGGAGGCGTTGTTTGTCTTGACCTATTGAGTGCCTCTGGTGCTGCAATGGATCAGGGAGGCAATACGGTTTCTTACCAAGCTGCTGCTGCGTCTGACGTACCAGTTGGTATTCTTTTGAACGATGTTGTTAACAAAGACCTGACCAGAACCCATCTTAATCAATACAAGAATGAAGTTCAGTTGGGTAGTAAAGTCACCGTACTGACTCGTGGGTGGGTTGTTACCAATAAGGTAACTGGAACCCCAGCCGCTGGTGATTTGGCTTATGCTTCCGAAACCTCTGGCGAAATTTCAACAGTGGCAGCAGACGCAGAAGCATCTGGAAACTTGGCTCTTGGTCGATTTATGTCCGCTAAGGACGCAGATGGATATGCTAAAGTTTATGTCAACCTTCCTAATCACGGTGCTTAAGCCCATAATCTAAAGGAGATATTTAAATATGTCATATACTGAAAGACCTAGCGATGAATTTATCAGTCTTTACCAAAAGACTGGTGATAACGACCAGAATGTGGCTTACGCTGCACAGCGTGAGTTTGCTAAAGCATTGGAATTTCCTTTGCGAAAAGGTGTTCTGAGTGGTAATATTCTCGGAAACATTTTCGAGACTATCAATGTCGAGCCGGGAGCTACTACTGAGTATCCTCTCGACCTCATTTCACCGGGACTCGAAGGTGAGCACGTTGCTTACACCAATCCCGGTCATGGCCGTATTCCTGAGAGGGCGGTTGAAAGCGATTACGTCACGATTCCAACCTACAGCATTACTTCGAGCATTGATTACTTGCTCCGTTATGCTCGTGAGGCTCGTTGGGATGTGGCTGGTCGTGCTGCACAGGTCATGGAAGCTGGCTTTGTGAAGAAGATGAACGACGACGGATGGCACACCCTTTTGGCTGCTGGCGTTGACCGTAACATCTTGGTTTACGACGGTGACGCTACCGCAGGCTTGTTCTCTAAGCGTTTGGTTTCTCTCATGCAGACCGTTATGCGTCGTAATGCTGGTGGTAACACCGGTTCTGCCAATCGCGGTCGCTTGACCGATCTTTATGTTTCACCAGAAGCATTGGAAGATGTCCGTAACTGGGGATTGGATCAAGTTGACGAAGTTACTCGTCGTGAAATCTACACCGCAAGCGAAGGTGGTGCTCCCATCACCCGCATTTACGGTGTAAACCTTCATGATCTTGATGAACTTGGCGAAGGCCAAGAGTACCAAGACTTCTTCACGAGTGGTCTTGGTGGTGCTGTAGAGGGTTCTGACCTCGAATTGGTTGTTGGTCTGGATCAGGGTTCTAACGACAGCTTCGTTATGCCTATGAAGCAGGCTCTTCAGGTCTTTGAAGATCCAACCTTGCACCGTCAACAGAGAGTTGGCTACTACGGATGGGCTGAACTTGGATTTGGTGTTTTGGATAATCGTCGCGTTATCCTCGGCTCCTTCTAAGTTTATAGGCTTATCTACCTATACGAAAGAGTCATTCCCACTAGATTGGGAATGGCTCTTTTTTTGTGTATAATAGTTTGTAATTCGCGTTTTACACCAAAACCAAAAGGATCTTTTAAGGGGATAATATATTATGACCGCCTTTTCTGACTATTTGGAGTCTGGTCTTCTTCACCATGTGTTTAGAGGTCAAGATTTTCCAAAACCAGCCAATGTAGCTATAGCACTTTGTAGTGGAGTCCCAAGAGACTCTGATACTGGCGTTTCTCAATATGCAAATGGGGGTACGCTTCCAGAAATACCTTCTGGAAATTCAACTGGTGAATCTACAGGTTACCAGAGAAAAGATCTTGGAGACCCATCCGTACTTGGTAATTCCGCATGGACATATGACTCAGGTGACCACGATGCCGGAAGTGGCTTAATTAAAAATACTGATACAATATTGTTTGGCACTGCTGCCCAAGACTGGGGCTGGGTATCTGGAATCGCCATTGTTGACTCTGGAGAGTATGGAACTGGCAACATGCTCATGTATTCAGAATTGAGCAATCCAAGAATCATTTACCAAGGTGACACAGTTAAGTTTGATGTATCTACACTGCAAATTAAATTCAAATAGAGATAAATTATGATTTTGTCAAAAGCAGAGTATATCAGCTTTATAAAATCCTTGCTGCCTGATAATGGCACGCAAGAAATTTCTCCTCTGGACTTACGCACCAGTTTAATTAACTTAATTGATTCTGTACCAAGTTTTATAAATGGTACTAGAATAAGCACTACAAATTTTGATACTCCAGATACAAGAACTACACTTGCTGGCGATCAATCTCTAAAAAATATGTTCTTAGCTGGAAGAACCAGTGTTGACAACTCTGCTTTTGGTTACGCATCTCTAAGAAATAATTATACGGGCAGCGGGAATACTGCCGTTGGTAGTTATTCTTTATCGTGTAATTTTTATGGCCACTCTAATACAGCAATTGGTTTTTCTTCTCTTGCTGGAAACACAACTGGTTCTGGAAATGTTGGACTAGGCAGTTACACACTGCATAACAACAAGAAGGGACATTTTAATGTAGCAATTGGTCATGGTGCAGGTTGGTATATAGGCCAAGAGGTTGACTATAAATTCGTAGTAGCTTCTACACCAATCGGTCTAGAAGGAACCTGTGATGTTTCTGGCAATCCTCTCTATTCTGGAGAGGCACCATTACTTTACGGTAATTTAGACGCTTCTAACCATCAGCTTGCCGTAGGAACAAATTCTATACATAGTTTTGGTATGCTTCAGGTTTCTGGCGGCATAGCACCAACTGTTGGATCTGAATTCAATCTTGGCTTCAATGATTACAAATGGTCATCTGTTAACGAAGAAGTATTCTTCTCTGGAGGTGCTGTAGGCGTTGGAGGTCAACCATCAGGTGCGGCTCAGGGTGTAGCTGATGGGAAAATGACGGTCTATGGAGACCTAGTACCAAACATTAATGATAGATATGCATTGGGCCATCCACAGTTAAGATGGGATGGTTATTTTAACGATGTAGTTATCAGCGGTCAGGCTTTTATTAATGAAGCGACTTACAACAATATATCAGAATGTCTTTATGAGTGTAAAACACTTCACTTAGCAACAAGTGGGTTTTGTGATCCAGAAGATGATGGTTTCCACAACTCTGCTGTTTGCGGATTTTTAGATGATCTATCTTTAGATGGTGCAGGTTTTGAGGTCCACTCTAGCGGATCAGATTATCGACGAGATTACATTTTTGCTTATAGGCAACCAGACTCTACACTAGAATGTCTTCCAACAGATACCCCTTACTCAAGATCTAGATTTGAATCCAATGTCTCTTTAGAGGTTACATCTGGTAACGCACTGATAACAGAAAGAGTATTAGGTCGCGAAGTAGCCTCTATGGTCGTCCAAAGTGGTTGCATGGGCGTATTCCTAGAAGGATACGAACCGTCTGGGCAAAGACTTGTTGTATCTCAAGAACCACATTTTTCTAATAGTTATCCAACTCTAAATGATGCAAACTTTATTGCTAGATCTGGTACAGATACTATAGAGGGCAACCCAAGTGGCTACGATTACACCGTAATGTACGGAACTGTAGATTCAGGTGTTCAGGTGGCACAAAGGTTCGCAAGTAGAATAAAAAGCTCTAGTACAGTTCGTGGCTTTAGTATTGTTTATCACGACGAATTTGATCAGGAATAAATAATGAGAGATAGATTATCAATACATTTAGATAACGGTCAATCCGACATAAGGGAGGCTGTTACTGTACTAAGAAATGGCGGCACTGCTTCCCAATCTGGTTTGGTTGGCATAACAAATGCTGCTTACGACCCAAATACCGAAACGGCATACATCCCAGAGACTATATTTAATGTCCAGTCTACTGGCGATTCTAATATTAGATTTTCTAGTGGTCCATCCACATGGTACAGAAGTTGTTTGGAACTTTTAGGTGTTGGTAATGAAAGAGCTTCTGGTTTACACTTTAGCTACGACCCACAGTTTGACAACGCTTTTGTTGGCGACGGTTACGGTTATTATGGACCCGAACTATGCGTGAATCCCGGAGTTACAGATAAGACTGTTGCTGATTTTTCTTTGATTCGCCCAAGCGGTCAAGAAGGTATGGAGTTTTCCCATATCTCCCTTTCGGAACGTGGATATGTTAGTATTGGATTAACAAGAATTCACGAACAGAGACAGTTTGAGGCTAATGCACCTCTCACAATCGCCTATATGTGCGATGGTCATCAAGATAGCGGCACCATCTCTATGCATGAGCAGTCTACTGCTCCAACAGATCATTCAGCCTATGGAAAAGTTTACGTAAAACCTTACACTGTTGGCGGTCGTACACAGGCTTTGTACTTCAAAGATGACGTTGGTAACGAGACGAACTTGGTTCTTTCTCAAGATTTAGACCCAACTGATTCTACAGATGGTGTCATTTATGGAGATGCCTTTGGTAACACTTACGGTGGCTGGTATACACCAAAGGTTAGAACCGGTAGTAGTGAATTAAAGACTAATACATTTTATGGTTATGGTGCTGGTGCAAGTATAGACGAAGGGTCCGCATCAAACTGTAATGTGTTGATCGGTTATCATACAGGTAGCGGAATAGATTTATCGGGTAGAAATACAGTAGTTGGATGCAATAGCCTTTACGGTTATTCAAACGCATATAAGAATGTTGTCATTGGCTCAGATAACGTTTCTCAAGATGGTCCTATCCAAACTGACACTATTCAAGATATTATTGTAATTGGTAGAGACCTGTATAACGGCGAAGTTCCAGACGAAGGCGTACTGGCTATAGGTATAGGAAGTAACCCACTGATTACTGGTAGGGTCGCCTCACCAAACAAGCACTTTACGGTTAACGATGGCTATTTGTCCGTTCTAGACGAAAATCAAACAGAGTTCAAGGTAAGCACTGTTTTTGATGCGACGTTCCAAAGAAATACGATTAATATCGACTTGATTGATTATAACAGGGGTGGAAGTGACTACGCAGAAGATAATCTTAAGTTCAACTTTAAAAACGAAGACGGACTTACCAACACTTTATTCCAACTTGAACCTCGCGGCAATGCCCTTAGTAATACTCCAAACTATGAGTTTCCAGCAGAAACAACCCCATTTGCTCAACTTGATGCAGATTTTAAACTCAAGGGTGCAATTAGATTCCAAGATGGAACCTCTTTATCTGGCATTTCAGATTTTGAACTTCTTACAACCCTTGGTACGTCTGGTATTAACAAGGTATTACAAACTTCCAATAGTACAAACTATTTTGTATTAGATTATTCTAACTTGAGTCTTGCTGGCGATGTTTCTAGTAATATCAGAACAGACAATACCTTTGTGGCAGTTCAGCTTGATGGAACAGGCTCATCAAGTGTGGGTAAGATGTCACTTCAAGGTCTCGCGGACTATGTTAGTAGCGGAGCCTCAAGTATTGCCGAAAACTGCAACATAATCATCTCCAATGCAGAGAATGAATTAAATATTAATGCAGCGGCAAACACAAGAAGCGTAATGATTGGTTGTGACGTAGCCTACGGAGCGAGTGGTCAATATAATTCAATCATGATTGGTTCAGCGGCTGGTGCAAATGCAACAGTGAGCAATCCATCACTTTCTACTCCATTCAATAACATTTTTATTGGTCCAGCAGCAGGTCAAAATTCCAACGATACAGCTTACGCAATTTGTATTGGTGCTAGTGCTGGAAAGAATTCTGACGATGCAACAGACTGTGTATTTGTTGGAAACAGTGCTGGACTAGATTCGACACAAGATAAGTCAATAGGTATTGGAAAGTTTGCCCTCAAGGGTGGAACTTCTGAGTCAGAGGGTGGAGTTGGTAATATAGAGATCAATGCTGGATTTGCTGATGGAGACAGGTTATTTAGCAACCCTGAAGCTCTAGGTCTAGACTATAGGGTGTCCATCAATAAGACTATTGCCGGTAGAACAGACAGAAGAAACATTTCTATCGGTGATGGTAGATTGTCTCCGACTGCACCTCTTGAGGTTAGATATGATGACACGGTTGGTCATAATAATAATCCAGAGATAGATGGAAGTAAAGTTTTACAAAGCTGGTATTGCAACGACACCCTTGTTGCTTACTTAAATTGTGATGGTCAGCTTATTCCACAAACCTCTTCTCCAACTTCATTTATCAAAGAGGGTATTTTAGACGGTACTCTTTCTGTTGCTGGTGGTATTAACTCTCCAAGCACCGCAACATTAAGTGTATATGAAAATGGTACAGATACAACAGAGAATATTACTGTTACAAACAGAGACGCGACCCTTGGACCTATAGGTGCTACTACTTATGTT